CTTGGGCTACTCCTACAGATACTAATACAGTATACTCTCACCCTACACATCCTGGTGATGATGCTTCTGTAGATACAGGTGCATTGACAGGTGCTACAGTTATATCTGATTTAGATTTCAACATCACAACAGATACGCTAGGTCACGTTACTGATGCAAACGCTACAGTAGCTACTCGTAATATTACTTTAGCTAACTTAGGTTACACAGGTGCAACTAATGCTAACAACTCAACATCTAACGCTACTCACACGGGTGAAGTAACAGGCTCTGGTGCTTTAACTATAGCTAATAATGTAGTTGATGCTGGTAATCTTAAAGTAACAGGCAATGGTACAACATCGCAGTTTTTGCGATCAGATGGTGATGGCACATTTACTTGGGCTACTCCTACAGATACAAACACAACTTATTCGGTTGGCGATGGCGGTCTTACTCAGCATAACTTTACAACAGCTGACCATAACAAGCTAAATGGTATAGAGTCAGGTGCAACTGCAGACCAAACAGCGGCACAACTTTTAGCGGCTATCAAAACTGTTGATGTAGACGGTTCTGGGGGATTGAACGCAGGAAGACTTGATGGGCATGCTCTAACTACAGCAAGTACAGGTAGTACAGTTGTTGAGCGTGATTCCTCTGGTGACATAAACGCACGATTGTTCCGTAGTGAATATGACCAAACTAACAGTTCTATCGGTTACATTATGACTCAAGTAGACACTGCAAATAACAACTACATGAGACCCTCTACACCCGCACAAGTTCGTTCGACTTTGAACGTAGCTAATGGTGCTAACAACTACTCACACCCAACAGGTAATGGTAATAACCATATCCCTAGTGGAGGCTCTTCTGGACAGATACTACAATATTCTTCTGCTGGTACAGCTGCGTGGACAACACCAGCTTCTTCTGGGGCAAATGGAGTACACGCCACAAAGTACAGTGTCTCAGGGTCGTCAGCTAATGGACAGTTTACTACTACCCTAAACGCTTACTCTTGGGTAGAAGTGTCTGGTTATACTTATAACTACATGAAAATATATATAAATGGTACGCTCAATCAAACGCATCAGGGCGTTGGATATGGTGGCGCTGGAACTTATAATCTGATATATAGTAACAACACATCATCAAGCGTAACTTTAATGCTACACCAATTACATACTGGAAATTCTGGTTCCTTTACACGATTACAGTATAATGTGGTTTAAAATAGGATAATAATATGACACAAGAAGAAGCAATACTTAATCGCGACATAGCACTTAAGCTCCGTGTAGATTGTATAAATGCTGTACGCTGGCACACAATGACGGATTCTGAAAAAACAGAATGGGTAAATTATAGGCAAGCTCTTTTAGACCTACCTGACCAAGAAGGTTTTCCAGATACAATAGAATGGCCCTGGTGGCCCGTCTCACCAGATGAAACTTTTTCAACAATATCGTATGACCAAATAAATTCAAGATAGTAAGAGGCGTTACATAACATGCCAGTAACAAGTAGTGGTACAATATCTATACAGAATATAATGACAGAGCTTGGCATCTCAGGTTCAACATCTTTGAATGATGCCGATGTTAGAGGTCTTATTGATAAGGTTGCAGGTGCTCAGATGTCTATGTCTGAATGGTATGGTGCACAAGATGCCTTTGAATTTACTGTATCGAGTACATATACTACACCTCAAGATGTTCAAACATTAGCAACAGCTTCAGGCTGGGATGGTACTGTACCTATAATAATGAATATTAGTAGTTCTGCAGGTTTTCACTCAAATAATAACTCTACTGCTGCTTTAAACATAAACGTTGACAGTACAACTATTATAAACAGTGGTTATGTAGCAGGTGATGGTGGTAAGAGTGGTCAAGCTGGTGGAGATGCTATAATTGTTAATGCAAATGGTGCATCTATCACAAACAACTCTGGTGCATTCCTTGCTGGAGGCGGTGGTTCTGGAGGTGGTCCAACTGCTCAAGCAGGTGGTGGTGCAGGGCAGTCAACTATAGGTCAGGCATCTGCTAACGGAGTTTCATCTCACGCTGCAAGTATTGGACCAAACTGTCACGGTACAGTCAGTACAAACTTTGGTCAAGGTGGTAACCAAGGTGGCGGTGGTTCTGCCGCAGGAATCTATCAAGAAATGAGCTGTACTTCTGGTTCAAACGCAGGAGGACACGGATTCACTACTTCCACCCCTAAACCTGCAAATGGTGGTTCTATTCTTAATGCTGCTTCTAACACTGACGGTACAGACATTGGCACTGGCTACGGAGGTGGCGGTTGGGGACGTTCTGGTCGTGGCGGTGGGGCAGCAGGGGGGAAAGCTGTGAACTTCAACGGAAGATCAGTAACAGTTACTAACAACGGTACAGTATATGGAAATACATTATAATGTTAGGTTTTTCAACTCTTTCACAGACTCCTCTTTCACAAAGCACAACTGAAGTAAATGCAAACTCTTTCTTGCCAGGAGTATTAGCACAGTTTAACACAGGAACTTTAGACTATGAAGCTCTGGCATTTCACACAATACCTAGTGTGTCTGCTACAGGTAATATTAATATTGAATTTGATGCACAAGGATCTACATTCATCTCAGATGTAGATGCTACTACAAGTATTAATTCTATAAGTTCATTTGGTAGAGCTAGTATTATTCCTACAGCGGTTAGTGCTTCCTTTAGTGTTAATGTTTTTGCTGATATAGATGCTAAAGCTAATATATTAATCCCTGCAACAACAATTACATCTAACTCTGGTACACTAGGCTTTGATGCACAGGCTTCCAATGTTTTATCGGGTGTAGTATTAGCTCTAAACAACTATAACTTTACTGATGAGGATGCACAAGCTAGTACAACTTTACCTTCAGTAACTGCTTCTTTTAATGTTAATAGCTTTTCAGATGTAGATGCTAAGGCTACCACCTTATTTGGTAATACGTCTGCTATTATTACTTCAGAAGCTCTAGGCTTTAGTGCTAAGGCAAAAACAAATCCCATAACAGGTGTGTCTTTAACATTAAACAACTTTGACTTTACTGATGAGGATGCACAGGCTAAACTAACACTAAGTTCTATATCTGCTACATTATCTGCTAACTTAGAAGATCCTACGTTTGTAGTATTTCCTTATACAGATTATGCAGATCAATATAACACACAGCGCACTTTGTTTATTGATAAACAAGATACAAACAATACTGTATATATTACAGCGTAAGGATAAAATATGTCATATAGATGGCCCGATAAAGACAAAGATGAGATTGTAGACTATAGTGTAGATTGGTCACGATTTTTAGGTGAAGACACTCTTTCCGCAGCTACTTGGTTTATCAAAGATGCATCAGGTATTACAACTTTAGTAGAAAACTCTGGTGTTGTTAATGAACTTCAGTTTGTTACGGGTACAATATCTAACAAAGTTGCCACAGCTAGATTTTCTTTAGGTACAAATAATGTAAGGTACACAATTATCTGTAGAATTACAACAGGTTCTGGTTTGCAGTACGAGCGTAGTATATTCCTACGTGTGAGGGAGAAGTAATTATGAAGTACGACTATATAAGCTTAGTAAATGATATTAACCGAAGACTAAATGAGGTAGAACTTACTACTTCAAACTTTGCTACAGCTACAGGCTATTATAGTTTTGCTAAAGATTCTGTTAATGCATCTATAAGGCACATAAACCAAGAAGAGTTTGAATGGCCTTGGAATCATGTAGAAGAAACGGAGGTTCTTGCTGTAGGTGAAGTTCGTTATAGTATGCCTCACGATAGCAAAACTATCAATATGAATACATTTCGTATTAAACGTAACTCTGGTTTAAACGTAAAAACTGTTAAACTAAAAGTACTTACATATGAGGAATGGCTTGACAAACATGCTGATTCTGAGTATAACTCTTCTTCAAGTACCTTTGGTACACCTACTCACATTGTAAGAACACCTAGCAGGGAATTAGTATTTTACCCAGCGCCTGATAAAGAGTATGAAGTAGTTTATGAATACTTTCGTGTAGGGTTTGAACTAGAGAGTGCAACAGATGTACCGAACCTACCAGAACAATATAAGCATACTATTGTAGACGGTGCGATGTATTATGTTTACCAGTTTAGAGGTGACAATCAAGCAGCACAATTAGCATTACAAAAGTTTACACAAGGTATTAAACAGCTACGTAGTTTACATATCAATCGAACTGAATATTTACGAGATACAAGAGTACATTTTTAATGGCTACACAATGGCAAACATTTCCTATTGAGTTTAAGGGTGGTCTCATCTCTAATCTCAGTGCCTTGCAGCATGGTACTAATGCTGTTGGTTCTGCTACTATTCTGCAGAACTTTGAAGCTACTAAAGAAGGTGGCTACTCTAAGATAAAAGGTTATGAAAAGTATAGTACTACAACAGTTCCTGGCACAGGCTCTATCTTAGCTTTAAAAGTTATAAGCTCTGGAAGAATTGTAGTTGCTAGAAAGAATGCTAGTAACGTAACAGAATACTATTATGGTACAGGTACTTCATGGACTTCTATGGGTGCTAGACCTTTGTTAGGTACTAAAGCTCGTAGTGCTCTTTATAATCTAAATGGTGACGATAAGGTTTTGTTTGTTGATGGAGTTAACTACCCTGCTAGTTATAACACTTCTGGTAATTCTCTGACAGCCATATCTAGTAGTACAGATGTTCTAGGAGCTTCGCATGTAGCTGTGTTTAAAGATACAGCATTCTATGCAAAAGGTAATAACGTATTCTTTACTGCTCCTTCTACTGTTGATAACTTTGCAGCAGGAGACGGTGCAGGTTCTATAAGTGCCTCGTCTGATGTAACAGGTTTAGTTGTATTCCGTGATCAACTTATTATATTTACGTCTGATAGTATAAAACGTTTAACGGGCAGTACAGCATCTGACTTCCAAGTATCACCTATAGCAAGTAAGATGGGTTGTATAAATGGGGATACTATACAAGAAGTTGGTGGTGATATTATGTACCTAGCAGCTGACGGTATTAGATTACTAAGTGCTACTGATCGTATTGGTGACTTTGGTTTAGATATTGCATCTGATCCTATTACTAAAGATGCTACTAAATTCTTGGGTAGTACCTCTAACTTCACCTCTGTTATTTTACGCGAGAAAGCTCAATATAGAATCTTTGCATTTATTGAGTCTGAACAAAATGAAGTTGCTAAAGGTTTGATTGCTACTAAGCTCATAGCTCAGGGTGCTTCTGGTATGAGTTGGTCTACTACCTTTGGTATAAAGGCTCATATAGCTGACAGTCGCTATTCAGGTACAGCAGAGACTATTGCTTTTGCTAACGGAGATGGTTACGTTTATACTATGGATACAGGCTCTAGCTTTGATGGTGCTAACATTGATGGTTTGTATGAGTCTCCTTTCATGCCTCTCTCTGATCCGCAGCTACGTAAATCTTTTTACAAGATAACTTTGTATGCTGAACCTACAGGCCCTATGGATCTAGGGTTAAACATAAAATATGATTTTGACACTAGAACAAATACAGCTGTTGTACAACCAACTACACAAAGAATACAAAGTACAGGCACATCTGTATTTTTATATGGCTCTTCAGATTCTGTGTTTGATACCTCTACTTTTGGGGGTGAACTTGACGTAGTATATAATACTAATCTTGTTGGGTCAGGTAAGACTATAGCACTACGTGTAGAGGATAACTCTACTAATCCCACATTCACTCTAGACACAGCCC